GTTGATTCTTTGAAAGAAAAAGTAACTTCAACAAAGGCAGAGTGGTTTCAAGACACTATTGCCGGTAAAGGAAACATTGATGATACGGGAATTGAGAAAGATCCCGAAGAATTGGAAACAGGATTCGAAGAACTAAAAAATGAATCCGTGTATCATAAGATACATGAGGAACTTCTATCAGAACGTTCTGGTCTGTTCGGTGACCCACGTGTGTTGAGAAATCTTGTCGAGTCATACAAACGTAGACTATCGGAAGGTGGTGGTGTTGCACACTTAGAAGATGCTGTCTCGAATCCATTCCTAAAGAAGATATTGAAGTATGGTGTAAAGGCACTACAATATGCACTAATACCTCTTGCGAAAAAAGCACAAGAACTTGTTGAAAAGAAAGCCGCGGAGTTTCTAAAAAGTATTTCCGGTACCGTCAAGTTTTTCGGTGGACCGGGACAATTTGTATTTCCTGTTTTTGCACTAATTATTGCCGAGGTAATAGAACTGATAGTGAAGAAGTATACTGCCGAATATAGTCCCGCTAAACTAATCGGGAAAGCAGCCCAGTGGTTAGTTCCTGGATTGGGACCAGTCGTTACATTTGCAAACGGTATTTGGGATGCAATGAAAACATTCCTTTTTGTTTGGACAATTGGTAACATTTTGTTCAACCTTGTTCTTGCCGCCAGAAAGGCATACACAGGTTCTCAGGGTGGAGAAAGTGGTGCTGAGACAGGTGGTGAGCCAGAAGTTCAGACCGCCGGATATAAACCAAACGGAAAGTTCAAACTACGAGAAGGTAAACTCATCTTCATTTCCTGAAAATAATTTTGACTATGATGAAAGGGTAGTAATTCTTACTACCCTTTTTCTTTTCAAGCAAACTATTTATGGAATATGGAGATGCTTACGAATAACATAAACCTCATAGACCTCGGTGTATCGAGCCTTGTAACACTACTTGGAGTGTTTCTCTCGTGGTTACTAAAATACAAGTACGGTGAATACAAACACAAGAAAGTAACCAGAGAAATTTCACAGTCGAAACTCATACAGACTATACTCGAACAACAATTGAATGAGTATGGATGCCAACGTGCGTTTATACTCCAACGTCATAACGGTGGTAAATTCAAAACAGGTCGGTCTATGAACAAACTCTCAACCACCTATGAGGCATTGGAAGAGGGTGTGAGTACAGAGTACAAGGAGTATCAGAATCTTCAGACAACTCTTTACTCCTCGTTACTCGAATCCGTTCTAAGCGAACGAGCGATTTTTCCAAATGTAGATGCTATAGATGATATTCTAACAAGAGCCTTCTTCACACAACGTGGAACGAAGTCTGCGGTTATTTATCCAATCATGCGTGGTTCTGAGTTGATGGGTATGGTTGGGTTTGAATGGACACATAAAACAAAAAACATGGAGAGTTCTTTTGTTGAACTAAAACAGGACGGTAAGGTTATAGGGGAGACACTTTCTAAACTATTGTAGGAGAGATTATGAACAAGGGTGAATTCATTGAAGTCAATTTTGATGAGACAGAAATCTCGGGTATAGACGTAACAGGAATAAAGAAAGGACGAAAACAGTTGAAGAACAAAATACAATTCAATCTCTCTCTGAATGAAGAACAAAAACAGGTAAAGGCTAGAATTCTAAACGATACGATTTCAGTTTTGACAGGAAAAGCCGGCTCTGGAAAAACACTACTAGCAACACAGATTGCACTTGAGTACCTATTCTATCGTGAGGTGGAACGTATCATTATCACGAGACCAACCGTCTCTAATGAAGACATTGGGTTTCTTCCCGGTAATATCAAAGAAAAAATGGATCCTTGGTTGGCACCGATTCATGCAAATATGTATATGCTGTACGGTAAACCAAAGATAGACAAGTACATCAATGACAATACAATTGAGATTGCTCCTATCTCTTTCCTCCGCGGTAGAACGTTTGTTAGTGCTTGTGTCATTGTAGACGAGACACAGAATGTAACAAAATCACAGATGGAGATGATACTCTCACGTTTGGGGGTAAACTCAAAGATGATTTTGACGGGAGATGTATCACAGAGCGACTTGAAAAACAAGAAAGACTCAGGATTTCCATACTTATTTAATATGGCTGGAAAGATAGATGGGTTTGGTTCTTATGAGTTGAAGACTAATCATCGTCATCCTATAGTTGACAACATATTGAACTTTTTCGAAGACATGAAACAAGAGAAGTAAATGATAGAGATTCCTATATGGCCGGGGTCATCGAGTTTTACTACGGGAAGTACTCCCTTTGGAACATTCGATTCAGACTTACTATTTCAAAACGATATAGACCGGTTTTCTGATTGGTGTGGAAAGCGTATGGGGTATCCTATCGTTGACATCGAGTTACAGGATGTCAACTTTTATGCCTGTTTTGAGGAAGCTGTGTATGAGTATTCATACCACGTCAATCAATTCAACATACAACAGAACCTACTGAGTTTGATCGGTTCACCTACTGCATCAAATCTTACACATAGAAACATATCCTCCAATATGGGAGGGGTCGTGCAGATTGCAAGTGAGTATGGTTCTGAGACGTTCACAAATGGTAATGTCAACTTTTACACTGCATCAATTGATATTACAACGGCAACACAGACGTACAATCTTGATAGACTTATACGTGATGTACACAATCCAAGTAGTTCTATTGAGATAAAGAAAGTTCATCACTATGCACCACCGGCATCTATTCGTTTCTATGACCCATACTTGGGTAATCAGGCGATGTTAGATACATTCGGATTCGGTGCTTATTCAACTGGTGTATCATTCATGTTGATGCCTATGTATGCAGACTTACTTCGTATTCAGGCAATTGAGTTCAATGATTTGATGAGAAAGTCATCATATTCATTTGAGCTCATCAACAACCAACTCCGTATCTTCCCAAAACCTGTTCGTGATTTCAAACTTTGGATCGATTACATCGTAAAGGAAGAGCGTTCAAATCCATTGAAGTATCCAAATGGAACTGTCTCTGATATGTCAAATGCACCATATGATTATATGGTCTATTCACAGATCAATTCTGCCGGTAAGACTTGGATATATTCTTTTGGTCTTGCACTTGCAAAGGAGATGTTGGGATATGTCCGTGGTAAGTATGGAAGTATTCCAATTCCAAATGGAGAAACATCTCTAAACGCCGCTGATTTGTTGAGTGCAGCTACAGCCGAAAAACAAGCTTTGGTAGAACAACTACGAACTATGTTAGACACGATGACCCGTCCTAAGTTATTAGAGGCAAAAAGACTCGAGACAGAGGCACTAAATGCCTCTCTCAACGGAACACCACTCAGAATATACGTAGGATAAACGGATGCCACTATTTCATGGACAACGGGATGCTGGTTTAGTACATAAGTTCAACATGGAACTTATCGTTGACATCATTGATACCGAGGTTGGTCTCTATAAGTTATCGTTACAAGACACAAAAACTAACATCTATGATGAATCTGATAAGAAGATATACCACACACCTATAAAGATACCATCACTTATCAATCGCCAACCACAGACTTTTGAAGGAACGGAATTTGGACAAGATTACACTCAAGTCTGTGACTTTGGATTCATACGTGAGATACTAAAAGACTATGAGACTTATGTTGAGGTGGGTGATGTTATAGAATACAACGGTGAATATTGGGAGATAGATGCCATCCAAGAGAATCAATACTTCGGTGGTAAGAATCCAGATTACTCCTTCGCGACCGAAAGATGGGGACATAACGTTTCTATCATAGCAAATACACACTTGACAAGACGTTCTCGTATCCATGTGGAAGAGATACGGTCAGCCCCAAGAATCAATGAAACCAATGATTTACCGGATAACATCTAATGCCACAAAACTCGTCTCCATATAGAAAAGCACCACTGAAAAGAACACGGGATTCTTTTATAGATGACAATAACTCGGTTCAGAATCCACGTATAGACTATGGTCGTGGACGTGGGACACAAATACGTCGTGACCAAGATAAGATGAGAAACATTGGGGTCACCCTTTACGATATTGACTTTGCGGTGAAATCCTTCGTCGAACAGACTATGCAACTAAAGGTAGAAGACAACGGTGAAACTGTTCCCGTTACAACAATCTATGCTAATGCAGAGAAGTGGGCATCAATACAACGCAATGGACATCTGAAGGATAAGAAAGGAAAGACACTTGTACCACTCATCACATTTCGTCGTTCAAATGTAGCGATGAAAAACGAAATGAGAAGAAATAAGGTTGCTAATACGAATCAATTATCGTATATTATGCAACCGAAGTATAATAGAAAGTCTCCATATGACAAGTGGTCAACGTTGTATGGTAATGCAGATAAGAGACCTTTTGAGTATTTTGTTACACCTATACCTGATTACGTTGATGTCTCGTATGACTTTATCGTTTGGTGTGAGTACCAAAATCAACTCAATTATCTAATAGAACAGTTCGTTTATTTCGCCGGACAATCTTTTGGTGAAAGGAACTTTTTCAAGTTTTCAACAAACACGGATTCATTCGCATTAGAAGACAGTAATACTACGGGACAGGATAGATTAGTAAGGGCTTCATTTCAGTTGATTGTTCACGGTTATCTGTTACCAAAGACGGTTGCTGCTCAAAATACAACAAAGCGAGTTGTTTCTGCAAACAAAATACAGTTTGTCTCTGAGGCATTCAGAAGTATAGACGGTGTTATGAGTGACCTAGCTGGTCAAGGTACCGGGTTCAAGAATCTGAACGACGTTGATAATACGAATGTGGATGAGTTGAGTAGAAGACTCAATGATTTCACGGAAATTTCTCTTCGCAACAGCCCAGACGTGTATCCTACGGAAAATGATTGATATTTATCGGTATACTTGTTTCAATAAACTAAAGAGGTTTTTATGTCAGACAACGTGGCAAAAGAATTCCAAACGGAAGACATTCAGGTAGTGAAAGATTTACAATCTCGCTACGCAACAAACACAGCACAAATCGGTCAAGTCGAAGTTGAACTTCATCTCTTGAGAAAGAGACTCACGCAAATCGAAGACTTACGTAAGAGCTTATTTACTACATATGATGAACTTCAAGCCGAAGAGAAGAAGCTTGTTGCATCATTGAACGAAAAATACGGCGACGGAGTTTTAGACTTGGACTCAGGTAAATTTATACCATCTACTCAATAAGTTTGGGGGTTTTCACCCATATTTATAGAAGAGATAATTACACAATTTTTTGGAGATAAATAGTGGCTAATGAAAGAATTGTAAGTCCTGGCGTGTTTACGGTCGAGAAGGATCTTTCGTTTCTACCACAGGGAATCGCACAGATTGGTGCAGCACTTATCGGCCCAACAATGAAGGGGCCGGCTTTTGTTCCTACGGTAGTTCAAGGATATAATGACTTCGTAACACATTTTGGTGGAACGTATGAGCAGTCATACCTTCCATATACAGCTAAAAGCTACCTAAACAATGCGGGTAGTGCAACAATCGTTCGTGTCCTCGGTTCAGGTGGATACGAATTGAAGCATCCTATCGCTCTTGTTGCAACAGGTAGTTGGGGTAAGAAATTGATTTCTTTCCTCCACCCTACATTTGTTGTAACGAGTGGTGATTCAACAAGTTTGTTTGCGGATTCAACACTGTCAGCGAATAAGAGTGGTAGTTTTGTTCTAACAGTTGCCGGTGACTTTGCAACCGATACATCAGCATTTACAAATGCAATAAACGAAGATGGTGTTCCTTTCAGTGCCTCTATCAATCCTGAGTCAACTGCATATATTGGTGACCTTTACGGTTACAACCCATATGGAACTCATGCTGTTTACAACTACGTAAACTTCAGATACCAAGCATCTTCTTCATTGTCACTTGACCCAGCAACAACTGTACTGATTGAAACCGGTTCAACATCATCACCGTGGAACTTCCTACAAGATTATTCTGAGGCGTCAACTCCTTGGGTTACATCACAGAAGGTTGGAAACATAACACAAGATCTTTTCCGTTTCCACACACTTTCTCACGGTATTCATGCTAACTACGAAGTAAAGGTTGGTATTGCAAACATCCGTCCAGCTGGAACAATCGCTGGTTCTGAGTATGGTGACTTCGATGTTCTTGTTCGTTTTGTGGATCAATCAAAACTTCCACAGACACCGTTCAACACAGAAGATGATGATCTTCGTCCAAACGTCGTAGAACAGTTCAAAGTTAGTCTTGACCCGAACTCACCTAAGTATATCGCACGTGTAATTGGTGATCGTTACATCACAATCACAGATGAAGGTAAGGTTGTTGTAAATGGTGATTACTCGAACAAGTCGAAGTATATCCGTGTAGAGACAACTGAAGCAGTAACAAATGGTGGTGTTACACCAACACTTGTTCCTTTTGGATTCCGTGCTCCTAAGACACCGATACCAGAACAGTTCACACAACCAGCTGTTGTAACATATAAGGCAAACCAAATCACAGGTGGTTCATACAACCGTCGTGTATATTACGGATTTGATTATGATTTTGCGTCGAATGATAACTTCAATTATCTACGTCCACTTCCTGCCTCGGGTGTAACAACTGGCTCAAATGTAGACTTCTATCTTGGTGATTACGAACAGGCCGCTGGCGCTAGATTCCCAGCTGCAGCAACATCATATAGTGCCTCAATTGACTTGACATCAAACACTGCCCTCGATACACGTAAGTTTATGCTTCCGTTCCAAGGTGGATTTGATGGACACAAGCCAAACCTTCAGAAGAAGACAGGTACATATATGTTGTCAGGAAACACACAGGGATTTGACATCTCAACGACTTCAGCCGATGGATATGATTCATACAAGAAGGCAATTGATGCTGTATC